TGTCGAGGAGGAAGACGATGACGATGACGAGGACTGGGACATCTAGTCCAGATGTAGGGTTCTAGATCCTCTAGGTATCGTGGGAGGGGAGATCCTGGACAATCTCCTCTCCTGTTTCTGTTTTAATGCAAAAGGAGAATTGAAGATGTCAAAGTTGTTGGATGACATAGCTGAAGTTTGCAGAAGCGAGTACAAGGGACAAAACAGGAAGACGGCACTTGAGATGCTTTGTAAGATGAAGCAGTTCGAAGGTGGCGTCACGTTCATGAAAATGGATGCTTTCGTTCAAGACTTCAGAAAGAAGTACAAGATCGGAAGCATCATCGTGTCTAGGCAGTATACGAAGTCGAATGATTGCTGGTATGTGACATTTGCAGTTGGAGAAAGCATGTCTTCGTATCACACGATGGTGACTGCCAGTTTAGAAGAAGCTTACGTGAAGCTTTGCCTTAGTTTGTTCAGAGGCGTCAAGATTGGAGAGTACAAATGCAGGAATGGACGGAGGTGACAGAAGACATGTCTAGGAAGACATACATATTGTCAACTGACGGAGCTTGCAGTGGCAATCCTGGTCCAGGTGGCTGGGGAGTAGTCTTCTATGACAAGCAGAATGGAAAGTTCAATACATTCGGTGGTGAGGAACTTCACACGACAAACAACCGGATGGAGTTGATGGCGATGTTGCGTTGTTATCAATTGATCATGAAGCATTTCACTTCGTCGTTCATTGGCGGTAGTGCAGTGAGAGCTGCGAAAGCAAAGTACAATGTCATGTCTGACTCGTCCTACGTAGTGTCTTCAATATTGAGTGGCAATATGATGCAGTGGCGTAGAAACGATTGGAAACTTAGGAACGGCAACGAGGTGAAGAACTTAGATCTTTGGGAGCAGCTTTCTGAGATCCTTGATTGCATCAACCTTCTTGGAGGGAACGGACCAAAGATTCATTTGAAGCTCGTGAAGGGTCACAGTGGAAACACAATGAATGAGCTAGCAGACATGGAAGCAGTGATGCATCGTGTCATGGCGGCAGAGTTGCTTAAGAAGAAGCAGAGTAGCGAGATTGGAGCATAGAGATGAAGGCTAGTTACAAAGATCGTAAGTTTGGTTTGATGCATGGACTGTATGATGTGATAATGTCAGTTCGTCGTTTCTTCGTTAGGAATCTGAACAATTTCGCGAACATCATGATAGGTGTTTCGCCTTTCTTGTTCTTGTTACTTGGCGAGTGGCAGTACTCAGTGCGTGGCTATTGGGCAGTCGGTGGTGAGCTTTTAGTGCTTGCTCCAGTTTGGGTGTTGATGATAGCAGTTCTGAAAGCATGTGCAAAGCGTCACAACATTGTCGACGGGATGCCAATTCCAGTGGAGCGGTTCACTTCTGTGAGAGATGATGAGGTAAATGTCGAGTATGATCGTGTCAATGATCTTCTTCTCTATGTGGCAGATCTAGAAGACTGGCTTGAGAGGGAAGGCTACACAGATGGCAACTAAGGAGCAGTTCATTCAGCTTGCTGGTGGCGACAAGCGAAAGTACTTCGTGAAGCTTCCACAAATGCATGATGACAAGATCTTGCTCTGGTTCGAGTCTAGCTACCAGGCAAAGACCAAGGAGTGGTTTAGAGATCTATGGGCGAAGCTCGAGAAGCTTCAGGGCAGGAAGCCAAGGGAGTCAGAAGCAGTAGGCATAAGGTGCTTTGGCATGTACAAGACGGAGGCGAAGTCATCAACCTGGCATTTTATTGACAACATGCTACCTGACTTCATGTACAAGAGGTTCAAGTAGTATCTCAGAAGCTCTCAGAGGTCATCTGAGGCCCTGTGATCGAGCTAAGGTATAGAATATCATATCGACCATCTCAGGGCCTCAGAAGTCATCTTAGGGCTTCATCAATATCACAGGTGGTTTACATAGTCGCTGGTCTGTGGTATAATGGTACAGTTGGGACAGTCATGGCTCAAGTCGGCAGACTTGGGCTTCTTTCGTATATTCAGAAGCAGAGAGGAGGGCAGGCTTAGACATGGCGGTGAAGTCAAAGAAGAAGCATCCAATGGATAGTGGATGGAGCAAGCAATGCATTGTTGATGTTGAGGACTGGCTTGACGAAGACAACTTGCTTTTGATAGCAGGATGGACGAGGGATGGCTACACGTATCAGGACATAGCACGTAAGATCGGTGTCAGCATATCGGTGTTCAACAGATGGCGCAAAGACTATCCTGAGTTCAATGCAGCTATGAAAGAGGGTCGAGAGATCGTTGACTACAAAGTCGAGAATGCCCTCTTGAAGTCTGCTCTTGGTTTTAAGACCAAGGAATCAAAGGTTACGGTGCTGATGCGTTATGGCAAAGTTGTCGAGAAGACAACAGAGACAACGACAAAAGAGGTTGCGCCTAACGTAGCAGCAATTCAGACGTGGCTTTACAATCGTATTCCAGATAAGTGGAACAGAAGGAACGGAAATCTTGCAGAAGATCTTGGTGATGACGACTCGATTCACATTGAAGTCACGAGGGCAAAGCATGACGAGTTGAACGAGACCAAGGTCGAAGGAGCAGAAGGTGAAGAAGGCTCAAGTTGGGAAGCATCAGTGAACGAGTCTCTTACTATTCGTAAAGCTACGAAGGAAGAACAAAGGGAAGCAAAGCAAAAGGCTAAAAGATCAAAGCAGTCTAGTGATCCTGTTTCAACAGTAGTGGAAGTAGAAAGTGAAGACGAGTTGAGTGGAATAGAGGAGAATGATCCTGACTCTGAAGACTACTGGCCCTCAGATGAGGAATGGGAAAGTATGAAGAAAGCTGCTAGAAAGCAGTCTAGCAATGCTAGAACTAAGAAACGGACTAAACGGGAGCGAAAATGAGAATTACAAAGTGTGTAGCTCCCCGTTTTGAAGACTTCATATTTGATTGGGATTATTCAGAGTATTTGCTAGTTGGAGGGTATGGAAGTGGCAAAAGTTACCAAGTTGCTTTCAAGTTGATCCTCAAGTTACTAGAAGAAAAGAGGAGGGTCCTAGTAGTAAGGCAGGTGTTTGCTACTATCTTGTATTCTTGCTATTCTCTGTTTGTGGAGATATTGAAGGACATGAAGTTGTACACTGATGATCCATTTAGATTCAAGAGTAGTAGAGTATTCAGGAACAAACATGTGCTAGCCAAGAAGTCTCCAATGAGCTTCCAGTTTCCAAATGGATCTGAGATCATATTCAGTGGTATGGATGACCCAGAGAAGGTGAAGTCAATAACTGGTGTCAGTATCATATGGCTAGAAGAGTGCAGTGAGATCTCAGAAGCTGCTTACTTGGAACTGCAAGGTCGTGTCCGTACTCCGAATGTCTCGATGCATTTCATCTTGAGCTGTAATCCGGTGTCAAAGAACAACTGGGTGTACAAGCATTTCTTCAAGCGGTTAGATGAAGATGGCGACGAGATAGTTATCTTAGATGACAAAGAGTTCTATGACAAGAAGACGATAGTAAAAAACGGGACCTACTACATGCATTCAGTTCCTGATGATAATCCGTGGCTTCCGTTCCAGTACATGCAGCGCTTAGACAAGTTGAAAGAGTATGACTACCATCTGTATATGGTAGCAAGGTGGGGGCAGTTTGGTGTGCAAGGCACAAGGGTGCTTCCGCAGTTCAGAGTGTGCAAGCGTGGCAAAGCAGAGCAACAGTTCTGGAATAGGGTCAGGAAGTTGGGACCCGAGAACGAGTATTTTGGCTTTGACTTCGGGTTCGAGGAAAGCTACAATGCTGTGATCAGCATGTCAGTAGATCTTGAGAATGGCATCTTGTATATCTGGGATGAGGTGTATCGCAACCATATTACTGATGATAAGTTTGCTGAGTTGCCAGAGATGCAGAAGGTGAAGGATCACGTAAATAGATTGAACGAGCAAGGGTATAGCAAGACGGTCGTAGCTGACAATGAAGATCCAAAAGCTATCCAGTACTATAGGCAATGTGGCTTCCGTATCAGAGCATGCAGGAACAAGTTCAGAGGAAGCCGTCTTAGCAATACGAGGAAGATCAAGCGGTTCAAGAAGATCGTTTGTCATCCAGACTGTGTCAACGTGATTCGAGAGCTTTACGATCTTACTTATGCTAAGAAGCCTAATGGCGAGTTGGTCTATGATCAGTTCAACATCGACCCCCACAGCTTCAGTGCTATCTGGTATGCATTAGACACGGTGACAGTAGCAGATGTCAAAGACAAGGTGTTCTGGTCTAGGCATGGTGGCATTGATGGCAATGGCGGTTGGTTGCAATGGGGAAGGCAGATCTGAGTGGAAGGATGGATCAAAATGAATGACAATATTACTAATCCTGATTGGTGGAGGGCAGCTGGAGTTCGTGCTTTGAAGACTATGGCTCAGACAGCCGTGGCTATCATTGGCACCAATGCTATTGGTGTTACGGAAGTTGACTGGATAGGTGTTGCTTCTGGTGCTGCACTTGCAGGTGTCGTTTCTGTTCTGACTTCCATTGGTGGACTTCCAGAGGTGAAGTAAGATGGCAATTAAGAGTAAGCCGACTAAAAAGAAGAATGTCGGTGCTGGATTAGATGAACAGCTAGGATGTGGCTGTTTGTTAGTGATTGCCATAATCATTCTAGGAGTGTTCATAGTAACTTTGCCATTCTTCTTCTATGATGTCAATGCACAAGGCAAGCAGATTGACAAGTCGTACAAAGTGGATGATACGGCAGTAGTCATGGAAGGTTCAATTGAAGCAAAAGACGAGAAGTATAAGTGGACTTATGATGCTTCTCAAGACATGCAGTTGCCAGAGCTTCCATCTGGCTGTGAGGCAACAGCAGCAAGTACGCTGATGAGGAAGAATGGCATTTATGTTACTAAGATGCAAGTAGCAGATGCGATGCCTAGAAGCTCATGGGACTTTGTGAACTGCTTTCTTGGTGATCCGTATTCCAAGAAGGGCTTTACTTGCTGGGCTCCTTGTGTGGAGCAAACGATAAAGTCTTTGCTTCCTAGAGGGTATGTGGTAGAAGATTCGACAGGTACGCAGCTGGCTAATATCCATATTCCGTCTTACGTGTATGTGACAGAAGATCTGGATGATCCAGCATTCTACAGTGAAGATAGCGTGTTTGGTAAAGGCTACAAGCTGGCACATAATCCGAATGCCATGGTGGTGATTGGCATGGACATAATGAATGACACTGTGTCTGTAGTTGATCCATTGAAAGAAGGTATTAAGAAGTACAGCTTTAGTCGTATGGAAAAGGTGTATGACTTGATGGGCAAGCAGTCAGTCTACATTGTGTCAGTTCCATTAACAGGAGAAGGAGAATGAGATGAGTGTTGCAGTAGATCTGGTTCGTGAGAAGAAGGACAAGGAGGAGTTTGATCTTCTGATGGATGCCGAGAAGATTGGCAAGACAGATGGAGATGGTCCCTCTGATGTTGATCCTGAAGTGCTTCGGCTTAAGGAGCATGACAATGATGTCGTAATCGTATCAGGAAGTGAGTAGATCATGGCAAGTAGAGAAGATGTTCTAAGCATTGCGCGTGGTGAGATCGGTTATAGTCGGTGGGATGACCCGCAGCCTGGTACCAAGTATGGTCGTTGGTATGCCCAAGATCATGGCAGCTATTATGGCGAGTCTGGTGTGCCGTATTGCGCGATGTTCGTGTCTTGGGTGTTGGACCAAGCCAATGTCAACTGTGCTGGCTTCCCTGGTGCATATTGTCCGTGGATCGTGACTGCTGGTCAGAATGCTGGTCGTGCAGTCAACAAGTATGATGCTGAGCCAGGAGATGTCGTCCTGTTTGAGTGGGACGGAGATGGTGAGTCTGATCATGTTGGAATTGTTGAGGTCAACTATGGCTCGTATCTGCAGTGCATTGAGGGAAATACCAACAATGGTGCTGTTGCTCGCCGTGATCGCTATTTTAGCAATGTTTGCTGTATTGTTCGTCCTTACTGTGATAGTTCTTCGGCTGATGGCAGTAGTGATGTCAATGATGGCGATAGTGGCAGTGAGTGCGTGAAGGAAGCCCAGCGCTATTTGCAGAAGTGGGGCTATGACATCGGGTCTTCTGACGTAGATGGCTATGACGGTCATGACACCACTCGTGCAAGGATCGAGTACGTGCAGTTTAACATGAATGTCTATGGTGCAAGTCTTGAAGTCGATGGTAACAATGGTACGTTGACTAGAGGAGCTTGGAATAACCTTGGTGGCGTTGGAGTTGGCAGCGACAAGATGTACATGGTGAAGGCTGCACAGATCGCTTTGCTTTGCCATGGCTATTCTGTCGGTGAAGCTGGCATTGATGGTGACTTTGGTGGTGATACTGAAGCTGCTACACGTAAGTTCCAAGAGGATAACGGCTTGATCGTTGATGGCTATGTTGGTCCTCAGACGTTTGAGTATCTGTTTTAGGTAGCCTAGTGGATGCGATTGGAGGTAGAAGCTAATGGCTAACAGGAAGGTCTCTGAGGAGACAAAAGTTCTGGCAGCAGAGTATAGTGGCGAGGTGCTTACTGCTTTCAATCGCATCCCGTATGCTTTGCTTAATGCCGAGTCGGATGACGAGAATACGCATGACATCCTTCTCGAGCTTGCCGAGATAATGAAGTACTACAAGGAATACTACGATGGCGTTGACTTCACCAGTGAGGGAACGAACGGTGACTACATCCCTGCGAAGTTGAACTACCGTATGACGTACTCCTTGATCAACAAGGAAGCAAGATTTCTGTTTGCGGAGCCGCCTAGCATTGAGGTGCAAGCTTCTGGTATTGTTGGCACTCCGTCTGAGGAGCTTCAAGATCAGATCGATGACATTCAGACCATGGTCGACAATATCTTGGATGCTAACAACTTCGAGCAGCAACTTCTGAAGGCAGCCAAAGACTGCTTTGTTGGCAAGCGTGTAGCTGTGATGGTCAACTTCAATGAAGTAGATGGCTGTGTGATCACGTTTCTTCCGTCTACGCAGTTTGTCTATGAGACAAGGATTGGCAACCAGAACATACTGACTAAGTTCGTTGCTTTCATCATCGTACATGACAGTATGCGTATGTCTAGTAAGCGTATTTTCAAGAAGAAGTTCACACTTGAGAACGATCGAGTGTATCTCGAAGAAGCTTTGTATGATGGTGCAGGAAGGCTGCTTGAGCAAGTCACTGACAAGGTGGAGACGCAGCTAGATCGCATCCCAGCAGTTGTGATCGTGAATGACGGTTTGACTGGTGATTACAAGGGCGAGTCTGAAGTAAATATTCTGGACGACTATGAGGGCTGGTTCTCGAAGCTTTCCAATGCAGACATTGACGCGCAGAGGAAGTCGATGAATCCGATCTATTGGACTATGGATCTCGAGTCTGCTTCGACTAAGGGCCTTAGCACTAGTCCTGGTAGTCACTGGGATCTCGGGTCAGATCAGAATCTTGACAAGCCAAGTCCAGGTGTCGGCATCCTGGAGTCTAATATGAACTACTCGTCTGCTCTCTCGACTTCGTTAGACCGTGTGAAGGCTAACGCGTATGAAGATGTGGACATGCCTAATGTGACATTGGAGAGCATGCAGGGAGCGATCACGACAGGTAAGGCTTTAAAAGCTATCTATTGGCCGTTGATCGTTCGCTGCAAGGAGAAGATGACTACATGGGGTCCTAAGATCCGTGACATGGTGAACATCATCATTGATGGTGCCATTCTGTTTCCGTCATGTGTTGATGAGTACCTTGCTAACCCGTTGGTAAGTATCTCATACGAAGTGCATGTCGAAGCTAACAATCCGCTTCCAGAAGACGAGACGGAAGACAAAGCCAATGACATGGCTGAGGTCGAGTCCAATCTGATGTCTAGGAAGTCATACATGAAGAAGTGGCGCGGCCTTACTGATGATGAGGTGCAACAAGAGCTTGAGCAGATCGCTCTCGAACGTCAGATCTTGGAAGACTCCAGTTTCTCAGGTGGTGCTTCTGGTGTTCCGTATCCTGAAGTAGAAGACGATAAGTTCATTGAAGATGATGAGCTGGTGGTAGAGGAATGAAGATCGAGATACTAAGGCATCCAACAGAGGAAGACTGGAAGAGATGCAAGGCTCTGGCGTTGAATACGATGGGCAAGCAATATACTGGTGAGGAGATAACTCAGGAGTGGAAACGTAAGATCTTGTTTGCTTGTCATTCTCCTATCCGTACTTTGATGTTCACCATAAAGATGGAAGTCCCTTACTTCGTGTCTGTGCATTTTGTGCGTCATAAGTTCGGTGTCGAGCATTACGTGCAGTCGCAGAGGAACGATAGGCAGAACAAGTACAAGCGCGAAGATCAGTCTCAAGCAGCAATTGTCACGCATGTAATGGATGTTAATGCTGCCGAGTTGATCCAGATAGCTCAGATGCGTCTTTGCAGGAAGGCCTATGCTCCGACTCGTATGGTGATGAGGGAGATTGTGAAGTGTGTTCTCTGGTACAATCCTGAGTTCTATGACGTGCTCAAGCCAAAGTGCTTCGTGTGGGGAAAGTGCAACGAGTTCAATTCATGTGGCCTGGTCAAGACCATTGAAGATCAAAAGTGAGGTACTGAGAGGTCGTCTGAAGCCCTATGTCACTCAAGGATGAGTGTATATCCATCTGGAAGGTGAGAAGACCTCAGATGACCTCTGGTTCATTCTAAGGGAGGTGTGAAGGATGCCAGCGAACTTGACCATGTTCGTCCATTCTGGTGAGGTGAAGGATAAGACTACTGAGGCAGAGCTAAAGCAGATATCGAAGCTTTACTCTGACTGGGCAGATGACATAGGCGACATGGCGTCTTTCTACCATCACAAGGAGACGGCAAGTTCCGCGTTGTCTGAGCAGTACTATAAGCAGCTTCAATCTCAGTTGGTCGCGACTTCGAAGGAAGTCTCGAACGAAGTCTATGGTATAGCAAAAGGTGGGATGTACGTCATATCTGATGCTGTCGTTAAGGACGCAGTTGATTGGACTGCTTCACTTGGCTTCAACAAAGGCGACATGTCGATCGCGTACAGCTACGTGCCAGACTCAGTGGTCAGAAGCATCGTGACAGGCCAGGTATACGACTCTGGCTGGAGTCTGAGCAAGTCGATCTGGGGAGACAACGAGAAGACTTTGCGTGACATCTATGGAATCATCGCAGAGGGACGAGCAAAGCAGCAAGGTGTTTACGAGACAGCAAAGATGCTTGAGCAGTACGTTAATCCGAACAAAGCTTTGCCATGGGTAGGTCCGACTGTGACAGGTCCGGATGGTAAGCCAACGACTTTGAGGATCTACAAGAAGGCAGTAGACTACAACGCTCAGAGGTTGGTCCGTACATTGAATCAGCATGCCTACCAGCAGAGCTTTGTGGAGACAACGAAAGACAACCCGTTCATCTTGAAGTATCTGTGGCAAGCAAATGGATCACGTGCATGTCAGCTTTGCTTAGATCGTGACGGTACTGAGTATGAGAAGGACAAGCTTCCGCTAGACCATCCGAATGGCATGTGTGTTATGGTGCCTGTGACGATGGACAAAGACGAGATGCTTCAGAAGTTAGCAGACTGGGTCAATGGAGAAGATGGAGACTATCCT